CTGGGCTTCCTCCTCGCCCTGGGCCTTGTCCAGCATCGTCTGGTATTGGCCTCGGATCTGCTCCTGCTCGGTCATCAGCTCCTCAAGCTGCGCCTTCATCTTGATGTTGTTGTCCCGCATCTCGCGGTAGCGCGCCAGGTCAACGGCCGGTCCCTCGTCGGCCTCCAGCTGGAGCTGCCAGCCGTTGCCGGTGTCGGTGTAGTGGTCCCGGATCGCCTCCGGGATGTCTGCCTGCGTCGCGTAGGTCTTTCTCAGCATGTGCTACTTCTTGGGTTTCGGTTTGGTCGGCTTCTTGCCCTTCTTGGGGCCGTTGGTCGGACGGGTGGCGTAAGCGCCTCGGATGTGCTTTGGCATTATAGGCGGTCCTTCTCTCGAAGCTCTTGCAGCGTCAGGGGTTGCAGGTCGCGGCCCAGCATCTGCTGCAGGGTGATCTCGCCCTTGCGCCACGCCGCGGCCTTGGCCTTGCCCAGCATCTCCTCCTGCTCGGCCTGCGGCCTAGTGCGCAGCCACTCCTCGAAGGTGACGTCCGCCTCGACCTGGCCGTCGAACGCAGCGCGCGTGCCGTCCGGCGGTCCGAGGTAGGGCACCGCGGTGCTGCGGCAGTTGGGGTGTAGCGGCGGCATCGGTCCCTCGCCGACGTCGTAGACCTTGCCGTCGAGGCTGGCGCACAGGATCGTCGTGCGGCTGTCCAGCGTGGCCACGAAGCGCCACTTCTCGACGCCGAGCTCGCGGAACGTCTGCTCGCGCGCCATGTTGCTCTCTGTGGTCGCGGCCGTCCTGACCAGCGTGTCGACGCCCGTCGCGGCCTTGTCGAGGATGCCCTCCTCGGTGCGGCTGCCGCGCACGCCGCGCACGATCTCGTCGACCGTCTCGCCCTGTTCGAGGCCCTGCAGGATGCGTCGGCGCACGTTGTCGCCCGTCGGCCCCTTGAGCATCTTGTCGAACCACTGCTCGGGCGTGTCGCCCATGACGCGCTGCTGGGCCGGGTCCGGTGCCTCGCTGACAACTACGAACTGGTCCGTGGTGCGCTCCACGTTCTCGGCCACGAAGTCGGCCTCGCGCTGGCCCACCTCGCGCAGGCGCTGCTCTGTGACCTGACGCAGCTCGAGGATGCCGCGCTCGAGGATCAGGTCGATCTCGTCCAGCAGGGCTGCGAGCTGCGGGTATCGCTCGGGCGTGACGTCGCGGCCTCGGGCGTCGAAGCCGGCCAGGGTGCCTCCGATGCTCTCCAGCAACGGCTCGACCACGACGCGCCGGAACAGCTGCACGGCCTCGATCTGCACGCCGCGCACGCCGCGGGCCATCAGGATGTCGTGCCTGTTGAAGCGCGTCAGGAACTCCCCTGCGCGCTCTCGCAGCTCCCGGCGCAGCTTGTCGGCCACGCTCGGGTCGATAGGCGGCAGGCCGGTCATACGTTAGTGGCCGGCAGCTGCTGGACGAACCGGGCCATCTGCGCCTCGGCGGCGCGGGCCTTGTCGTCCTCGGCGGCCTGGAGCTCGGCGTCGACCTCGACCTCGCCCAGCATTCCCAGCGCTTTGACCTGTGCGAGGTAGGTGCGCTGGCTGATCCGGCCCTCGCGCACGTCGGTCTGCAGCATCTGCAGCTCGTCCTTGCGGCTTCGTCCGGGCGCGCCCATCTGGATGCGCTCGCGCTCGTCCTCGTCGCTGACGCCCGGCGGCAGCATCTCGCCGCGGCGCAGGTTGAAGGCGTAGGTCTCCCAGCTGATCGTGCCAGCCTGCAGGCTCTGCGTCAGGGTGGCCAGCTCGCCCGGGTCCATGCGCGAGGCGTCGAAGTCGGCGGTCAGGCTGTAGCTGATCTCCTGCGCCAGTGCCGTGTCGTCGTAGGCCGGGAACTGCCAGGCCATCCAGCGCTGTATGGCGCGCGTCGTGGCCTCGCTGACGTTCTCGGCGATGGTCGACAACACGCTGCGCTCGCCCGCCTGACGCAGGCGCACGGTGCCCATGGCCTCGGCCGTGGCAGGCTGCTCCTCAAGCATGCGCGCGCCCAGAACCGCCATCTGCTGCTCCTTGTCCTTGAGGCCCTCGCGGATGTGGCCGAGGCCGGCCCCGGAGAACTCCAGATACTGCGCATTTGCCCCGGGCTCAGGGCTGGCCCAGGCGTAGCCGCAGCCGACCATCAGCTTGGCACCTTCCTCGAGCTGGAAGCCCGACACCCAGGGCTGCGGGATGGCGGTCATGTGCCGGCCCCACTCGAGGTCCGCGCTGCCGCGGTAGTGCGACAGCATGACGTTGACCAGGCCGAGCATCGGCGCGGTCTCGACGTCGACCGAGACGCCTGAGACGGCGTTCACGATGTCCATCGGGATCTCGTTCCAGTAGCGCCCGCCGTTCTTGGTCGGCACCTTGATGCCCATCAGCTCGAGCTCGCCGCTGCGCACGCCCGTGCCGCCCTTGCCCTTGGCGCGCCAGTATTCCTGCCAGTAGATCAGCTCGCTGGCCGGCGCAGCTTGCAGGGCCTCGCCGCCCGGCACCTGCTGCGTGTAGGGGTGGTCGCTGACCATGCCGAGGCGCAGGATAAGGAACTGCTCCTTCAGCTCGGTCTGGTTGCCGATCAGGTCGCCCTCCTTGGGCACCTCGTAGGTCTGCCGGATCGTGATCGTCGTCGGCACCTTGCGCCCGCCGTAGTCGGTGCAGTGCCAGTAGACGATGTCCTCGGCCTTGAACAGGCACAGGTATGGCGGCAGGGTCGCGTCCTCGCCGCGCTCGACCAGGAGGCCGTAGCGGCCCACGCTGACGGCGTCGGTCAGCTGCTGCATGACCAGCGCCTGCAGGCCCTCGTAGTTGGGGCCAGCGTCGTCCTCGAGCTGCTGCATCTGCGCATCGGGAATGCCCTCGACGGTAGGCGGCCGGCGCATGACCGCGCCCACCAGGCCGGCCTGCGTCCTCGAGGCGGCCCCGTAGAACGACGCGCGCAGCAGGTAGTTGTTGTAGCTCTCCAGCGCGTAGATGTCGTTGCTCTCGCGCTGGCTGGTCAGCATGGGCAGGTATCGCTCCCGCTCGTGCTTGATCTTGTCCTCGCCCTCGATGCAGTCGCGCACCTTGCGCCAGAGAGGCGCTGCCGCCTTGTACTCGTCGTGGTAGATCATTGTCTGAAGGCGACCGTCGTGGCGGTCGTGCGGTCAACGGGGAACAGGTAGGCGATCGGGTAGCCGAAGGCGTCAAGCAGGTGGGACATGTCCTTCTGCACCTGCTTGTTGCTGTCGGTGTGCGTATAGCCGAGCAGATAGGCGCGCATTTTACGGCATGACGGCGACAGCGTCACGCGCCCATGGCGCAGGGCACCGTTGACGGCGTTGATGCGGTCGACGATCTGCGGGTTGGCGCGGCGCGCGCAGATGGTAAAGCCGGCGTCGCGCAGGTAGCCGAACGCGCTCTTGCCGCCGGCCCCGGCGTGCTGGCGGTTCTGGCCGCTGGCGTCAGGGTAGATGCGGCGGATCTCCGGGTAGGTCTGCTTGATGAACGCCGCGGCCTGCTCGGCGTCGCAGTTGGGCAGCTCGTGCTCGGCGACGACGTGGACGTGGTCCCGGGTGCGCCAGAACACCACGAACGCGAGCGGGTTGACGTTGAAGTCCATTCCGACGCAGACCTCGGCGTCAGCCGGCGCGTCGACGGCGACGCTGTGTATGTCGGGGTCGTAGCTGTGGTAGACCCGGCCCGTGCTCAGGTTCACAAACTTGCCCTGCACGTAGGCCTCGGCCGCGGCCTCGTCGTAGCTGCTGATCAGCCGCTCGACGTAGTCCGACGGCAGCGCGCGGTTGGCCGTGCTTGAGCTCTGCACCAGGCCGAGGTCGTGCTTCTCGCGCATGTCGCCCTGGAACAAGTCGTATCCCCACCCGACGACGCCCTCGGGCGTGCCGGTGATGTTGATCTCGCGCTGCTTGGCGTCAGGGTGACGGACACGGGCCAGGATCTGCTCGAACACCTCAACGGGCTGGATGAACGGCTCGTCGATGCCGGCCGCGGCGATGTTCGCCCCCTTGAGCCGCTCAGGCCGCTCGCCGGACATGCACAGGATCGTGGCCGTGCGGTCGCGGTATTGGATGTGGAAGCGGTAGGGCTGGCTGCGGAACAGGTGGTAGCGCATCTGGCGCTCGTTCCGGCATTTGCCGTCGAGCAGCTCGTCGAGCGTCTGCACGATCGTGGTCAGGGCCATCGGGTAGGACGGGCTGACCGTGACCACGGGCACGGGTGCGTTCTTGATGGCCAGCCAGATCATGCGCTTGCCCAGGGCCATGGTCTTGCCGCCGCCGTAGCCGGTGACCAGGCCCCTGATGAAGTTGGGCAGCTCCCACCAGTCGCGCTGGTGTTGGAACATGCCGCCCCGTGCGATGCTGCCGTCGTCGGCGAGCATCGGGTCGTCCATGCGCCAGAAGGGTGCCAGGGTCGCGGTCAATCGAAGCGCGGGTCTGGTTGGTGCTCGGCTTCGACAGGCGGCGCGTCGCGCTTGCCCCATGCCTCGGGGAACCGGCGCTCGAGGAACCACGTCGCGGCGCGCCAGTCGTCGTCGAACCGCTCACATACAGCCACTAGTGCTTTGCGCTCGGCCGAGGCCATACATGTTGCGACTTTCTGTGCAAAGTCAGGGTGTCGGTTGATGTGGCTGCGGAGCGTAGACATGGACACGCCGCATGCGTTGGCGGCGCTTCCCTCCCGTAGGCCGAGGCGGATGGCGGTCAGGACCTCCAGCTCCTTCTCCGGCGTCATCACGCTGCGCGGTCGGCCGGTCTTCTTCTTAGTCGCCATCGCGCTCCCGGTCGATCTTGGCGAGCTCGCCGCGGACCCAGGCCTGGCCGGCGCTGCCGCCCCACAGTCCCCAGGCGATGTTGGCCGCGGAGTCGCGCGGTGCGCTGCTGGCGTCCTGGCCGCCGTGGCGTGCGAAGTAGCTGGCCATCCGGCGCAGGGTGCTCTCGCTGATGTTCCGGCCGTTGGCCAGGTCACGGGCTCGAGCGACGCCGACCTCGGTGCCGCCGCGGCCGTGCCGCTCTCGTCGTTCTAGTGCGTTGCGCGCGGTTCTGCGCACGTCCGCGGGTGGTACAGGCATACGGCCATTGTATCCGGGCTGTGACCTATTGGGGACAGTTCTAGGGCCTGGGCCGGAGCTCAAGGGTGACCATGACCCGGCCGCCGGGCTTGTAGGGGTCGGCCATGACCGGGCGCTCCAGGCGGAAGATGTAGTCGTCAACGGCCAGCGCGTCGGCGATACCGTCCAGGGTCGACTTCATGCGTGCGACCAGGTTGTCCATGTCGTAGCGCCGCCGGCAGGGTGGCTCGAAGGTGATGCGGATGTCGATCTGGTCCTCGGTCGTCG